GACTGGATGCAGCTGTACAAGGAGGCGCACCGTGCTGAAGATAAATGACTGCCCCAGCTGTCGAGGCAAGGCAAGAGTCGGTTTGTTCTTTGGCATGTACCAGGTTTTCGCGGTGTGCGAGTGCACCAACTGCGACACCTCCGTCATCCACGCTCTGGAGGTTAAGCAGGGCCGACCGAAGTTCATAGAGCAAGAGAAGATAGACTTGGAATTGGAACGAGTAGCAAGGGAGTGGAATAACCTATGACACAGAAAGAACTGATCATCAAATACATGGAGGACTTTGGGAGCATTACCACCATCGAGGCCTTCACTGATCTGGGCATCACGAAGCTGACAACCCGGATCTCGGAGTTAAGAAAAGACGGCTTCATCATCGCCAGCAAGAAGATCGACAAGAAGAACCGCTACGGCAAGCCGGTCAAATTCAACCGCTACTGGCTGGAGGTGTGCTGATGGCGGAGAGAACAGCATTACCCAAGAAGGTCAGGTTTGAAGTATTCAAGAGGGATTCGTTCACTTGCCAGTATTGCGGACGATCCGCACCGAACGTCATCCTGGAAGTAGACCACATCGTTCCTGTCGCAGATGGCGGAACAAACGAGGTGATCAACCTTATCACGTCTTGCCGTGATTGCAACAGAGGCAAGGGTGCCAGGCTACTGTCGAGCACCGAAACCCTCGACAAACAGAAGAAGCAACTGGATGAGCTGAACGAGATGCGAGAGCAGACCGACATGATGGTCGAGTGGAAAAAGGAATTGCTCCAGCTCGAAAACAGGCAAGCTGAAGAGATAGAGAACTTATTAGATTCTCTGACAGGCTTTACCCTAACAGATCTTGGATTGCGTAACGTTCGGAAGCGGATTCGCGAGTTCGGATTTGCAATCGTTTATGAAGCTATGGAAGTGGCGTGTAGCCAATACTTTAACGGATCGAGCCAGTCTGTTGAGCTTCTTCTCAACAAGCTCGGAGGCATCTGCTACAACAGATCGAAAGGCAAAAAGCACGCTTGGGATGAGGTGGCAGAATGAGACCAGGGATGATCCTGTACCGGGAAGAATTAGGCCTGCTTCTGTTTATGGACGAATTAGAGGTCGCGGAGGCGATGCGTCTTCTTGCGAGAAGGTTCCTCTTCGGAGAAGAACCGGAGACAGAGAACACGCACGTCGACACTTTCCTTCAGATCGCTATTCCCAAACAGGAAGCGGATGAGCAAAAGTATGAAAAGCGGATAGCAAGCGCATCGAAAGGCGGAAGCACGACACAAGCAAATAACAAGCAACACTCAAGCGATGCTAAAGTGCCGCTTAACAAACATGAACTTAAACTGGAACTTGAACATCAACCCGAACTTGAACATGAACGTGGTAAGACGCGCGCGCGCGTATTCCGACCGCCCACAGTCGAAGAAGTGCGGGAATACTGCCAGTCTCGAGGTAATAGGATCTCGGCTGAACGCTTTGTCGACCATTATTCCGCGAACGGGTGGAAGGTAGGCAAGAACCCCATGAAAGACTGGAAAGCGGCAGTGCGCAACTGGGAGAAGAACGACTTCTCCAAGGACATTGACAACACAACGAGCATCTCCGGCTTTGACTACGATCAGCTGGAGGCTCTGGCGAGAAAGAGAGGACTTGAAGCATGAGGTGGCAAGAGGGCATAACCGTTCTTGACTCTGTAGACTGTGAGGTGGCCGCACACGCCTGCCGACACTATCTGGTGTGGCTTGATACGGTGAAAGCAACCACGAAGGCAGCAGAGCCATACGGCAGGCCAATCGACCAGGAGATCGCGATGGCGAGGAATCTGAGACGGTCGTTTGACGCAAGAGCAAAGGAGGAGAAACATGATGACCAATGAAGAGATCATCCGTGATTACAAACAGGCAGCAGCACCAATGAAGCAGATCGGGATACTGGCAGATCTGAACCAGTGCAGCAGACAGGACATCGTCAAGATCCTGCGGGAAGCGGGATGCGAGCTGCCGAAGCTGTACGACAAGAAGAAGGTGGAGACGCCTGAGCCGGAGCTTGCCGTCGAGAATCCAAACTCGCTCGATCTGCGAGAAGTGATGAACGACATCTTGGAGGTATCGCGCGAGAACAGGAAGCTTAAGAGCATCATCATCAAGATGCTGGAGGAAAGATATGGAGAAAATTAAGGTCATTATCAAAAGGCCGGATGAGCTGATCGGTCATGTGTGCTATATCTCGGATTCTTTGGAGAACCTGCAGAAGACAGTCGGAGGATACATCGAGACATTAACAATCCTAAGGAATCCGGATGTGATCATCATCATGAACGAGGACGGCAAGCTGGACGATTCTAAGTACAACTTCAAGATTCCCGGCGATCAGATCTTCGGCGACATCATCGTCTGCGGAAGAGACGGCGAGAACTTCGCAGATGTGCCGATCAGTCGTCAGACGTGGAACTCGATCCTGTTAGGGTGGGGGAACTGATGAGCGTGAACGTGGTAAGCTACAACATCGAGAACCTGCTGTACCAGAAACACATCTCTTACAGGGAACTGGGCAGAAGGCTGAATAGAGATTCCTCGACAGTCGCCAACCATATCCTGGAACCTCATCGGCTGACGCTGGATGAGATAATCAAGATCGCGGCGGCCATCGGAGTAGACTGGCGGTCTTTGCTGGAGGGCCTCGACTGATGGGAACCTATCAAGACAGAAGAGCGGCTAAGGTGTGCGTGCGGTGCGGAAGACAGACCGAGCGCACCCTTGCAGGCAAATGCAGATGCCAGGAATGCGAGGACGCGGCAATAGCATCACGGCGGTACAAAAACATTCAGAGGCGAAAGAAGGGCCTGTGCCTATGGTGCGGAATACCATCGGAAAGAAGACTCTGCCCGGCATGCAGGGCAAAGGAAAAGGAATACAACGCAAGGTGGAGGGCTAAGCGTGGACAAACGAACATATGACGAATCTCTGGAGGGCTTCGGCGAGAAGCTGAGGAAGGCCCGCAAGGATGTAGGAATGACCCAGGATCAGCTGTCAGAGCTGTCAGGAGTATCGCAGTCGATGATCGCACAGTATGAGAGCGGCGCTCGGTACCCGGGCCTTCGGGTCCTTCGGAAGCTGTCATGCATGTTAGGCGTAAGTATCACAGACCTGATAGAAGTGGCTCCCAGGTGCCGGCATCCGGAAGGTGTTACTGTAAAGATCGGCGGGCACGAAGTAGATCCGTGTTTTTACGAAGAGGCCGAAAAGTACGAGAACGTTACAGTCACCGTCCTCAGGTGCAAACGATGCGGACACATCGAGATTGAGTGGGAACCGCAAGAGAATACGAGGAGGCTCTTATGAGTTACGTAGAGATTTTACTCTGCTACCTGCTTGTGGGCATGGTGGTAGTAGGCGGTGGTTTGTATGGTATAGGGCGGTTAATCGTATATTTGATAGAGCATAAGGGGGATATAGGATGAGCGATTTAATCAGCAGACAGGCGGCGATTGATGCACTTGAAAATACAAAAGAGGTGGCAAGATGAAAGTTTTAATCGCTTGTGAAGAATCGCAGCGTGTCTGCATTGCATTCCGTGAGCGTGGACATGAAGCATATAGCTGTGACATTCTGGAGTGTTCCGGCGGACACCCGGAGTGGCATATACAGGGAGATGTGCTGCCGATTATCAACGGTAATTGCGAGTTTGAAACTGCTGATGGTCAGAGACACCGAATTGATGGCAAGTGGGATTTATTGATTGCCCATCCGCCTTGTACCTATCTTACCCTTGCTGGAAACAAGTGGTTCAAGCAGGAATATAAAGATCGCTTCCCCAACAGAGAGAGAGAGAGAGAGGATGCGATTGCATTCTTCATGAAGTTTTGGAATGCAGATTGTGACCGCATAGCGATAGAAAATCCTGTGTGCATCATGTCGAGCAGATGGCGTAAGCCAGACCAATACATAGAACCGTTCTTTTTCGGAGAGCCAGAGAAGAAGAAAACTGGACTTTGGTTAAAGGGTTTGCCCCTACTGAAACCGACAAATATTGTAGAGCCGATTATCGTGCATTGCGCTTCTGGCGCAAACGAGCCACGATGGCACATGGAAACAATGAAGTTGCCGAAAGAAGAACGGGCAAGAGCCAGAAGCAAAACATTCCCCGGCATCGCAAAAGCAATGGCAGAACAATGGGGGTGAACAGGATGGATGATTTAATCAGCAGACAGAAGGCACTGGAACACCTGCGGAAGAGACTCATTCAAACCGCAAACAATAACGTAGGCTTTGTGTGCGATGCAGGGGCAACCTTTGAAGATGCAAGCGAACGGGTAAAAACTTGGCTTGATGAGGTGCCATCCATAGATGCAGTACAAGTAGTAAGGTGTAAGGATTGCAAGTACTACAAGGAGAACACTATGGTCTGTAGTAGGTACGGACTTGAGGATGATGACTATTGCTCTTGGGCAGAAAGGAAAGAATCATGACTATGTTTATAATGTTCTGCGTCGGCTTCGTCTGTGGGGCATTGGTGTTGCTGATAACAGCACTCATCGCAAACTCGGATGATGTGGACGAACGCGAACAACGGTACTGGGAAGACAAACACAAGAAGGGGTGATCGAATGTGGTATGAATACCGCAAGGCCATCGAAGATCTGAATCAGGCACAGAAAGACCTAAAAGATGTGCTCGACCTGCAGGAAGAGGCGTTCCAGATGACACAGCCTAAATCAGTGCAGACGGATCGTGACGGCGGCTCTGCTGTGTACGTGGACAAGACTGCGGAGTATTTAGAGCGAGTTGAGAAGATGGCCTTACGGGAAAGGCTACAGACGGCCCGGGAAGCTCTTGCCGCTAAACGAGAGAGAGTGGAGGCGGTCATGATCCTGCTCAAGACATCGAACTTATTAGAGGACCGGATATATTATCTAAGATATATCGACCATAGGCCAGCACAAGACATAGCGAGCATACTGCATTATTCTCAGTCTTACGTGTATCGAGTATTGAAAAAGTTTGAAAACGGTTAAAGAGTCCACTCCAGGTCACTCCATGTCACTTTCGAGGGCTTTTCATAGGGTTTTTATTGCGGTATAATTAGCATGAATAAATATATCAAGGGCATCCGTGTGGGTGTCCTTTTTACGTGGAGGAATATAGATGAACAAGTGGAGAGAATGGATTGAGGCGGCCCTGATCAGAGCGGCGAGAACCTTCGCCGAAGCTATGTTAGCTTACATCGGCACGGGTGCCGTGGTACTGGGTGATGTCAACTGGCTGGCGGCTCTGTCTGCCGGATGTATGGGTGCCGTGCTCGCCATGCTTCTCGCACTGGCGGGACTGCCGGAGGTAAACCAATGACAGAGAACGAGTTAAGGAAGAAGGTCGTGGCCATCCTCACCGGATGGGTAGGAGGAGAACAAGGGTCTGCAACGCATAAGGAGATCCTGGCTATCTATAACGAGTACGCCTCTGCCCATGGCATGGCCAAAGCATATACATCCTATGCGTGGTGTGATATTACCGCTTCCGCAGCGTGGATCCAGGCAGGCATGGCCAAATACGTACCGATCGCCATGAGTTGCGGTCAGAGTATTAGCAAAGCCAAATCCCTGAAGATCTGGCAGGAGAAGGACAACTACGTTCCCAAGATCGGGGATGCAGTGATCTACGATTGGGAAGACGATGGACGAGGAGATGACACAGAAGGCCATGACCATATCGGCATCGTCTCCAGTGCCGGCAAGACAAGCTTCACAGTCATCGAAGGGAACGCTGGCTACCCCAGCAAGGTCAGGAAGATCTCCAGAAGAGTGAACCAGAGATACCTCCGGGGATTCATCACGCCGGACTATGCAGCTGCCGCCAAAGCTATGACGCCGAAGAAGGCAGAGCAGAAGCCGGTGGCAAGCAAGAAGAAGACAACAAGCACCGGCAAGTCCTATGCCAAGGAATACTCCGCCTCTATCAAAGGAACCTACCAGATCATCGCAAGAGATGGTCTTAACTTACGAGAAGGAGCAGGGACAAGCTACAAGATCATCCTGGCAATGCATGCCGGTGATACCGTGAAGTGCTACGGCTACCACACCGGCGCATGGTACTATGTCCAGTACATTGCCGGAAAGAATATCTACGAGGGGTTCTGCTCCAAGACCTACCTGAGGAAGAAATGAGAAAGCAAAGGGAAGACAGAGACGGTAAACACAGGTTGCAGTTCCTGGCCAACAAAAAGCGGGTGTACGCGACACAGTCTGTGTGCGGGATCTGCGGGAAACCTGTTGACTTTTCCTTGAAGTTTCCGCATCCTTTGTCGCCCTGCATAGACCATATAATACCTATAGACAGAGGCGGACATCCGTCTGACTTGTCGAATCTTCAGCTTGCACATCTTACATGTAACAGAGCAAAAGCAACGAAGATTATGGGAGAACGGCGGAGGCCGCAAGAGATCGTAACGAATCGCAACCTACCGCAGTCTCGTGACTGGACAAGCTACGAAGGCGAGGAATGATGGAGAGAGAGTCTGTATGCACCATGTGCGGCAAGACGTTCCGATACAATGCGGCAACAACGCCACGAAAGTATTGTGATGAATGCAAGCCTTCTGCATATCAAAAGATGAGAAGGTCTGCCGGTATTGCAAGCTACAGAAGGCGAACCGGACTGAAGCCATGGACAAGCGTCTGCTGCGTATGCGGCAAAGAGTTTGTGACAGCAAGGGAGAACCGCGTGACATGTGGCGACCCCGATTGCGTTGCCGAGAACAAACGGAAGAACAATAAGCGGAGATGCCACGAAAAAGGGCAGAACATGCCGATGGAAGAATGGCGTGCTCTGACTGCGGCGCGAAAGGCCGAGAACGAAAAGCGACGGCAAGAACAACACGACGAAAGAATGCGCACGGCCGTATGCGTCATATGTGGCAACGAGTTCCGGACGATGAGTAAAAGCAAGTCTACGTGTTCGAGCGAATGCTCCAAGGAGAAAGCGCGGAGGAAAAGCAGGGAGTACGGAAGGCTAAGGGACAGGAAGCTTCACGGTGATGCAGTGGTCGACAACGATATAACACTTGAAGGGCTGTATGAAAGAGACGGCGGAGTGTGCTATATCTGCGGAGAGAAATGCGACTGGGAAGACAGAAAGATTGACGGTAGGTACTTTACCGCCGGAAAGCTGTACCCATCAATCGACCATGTCGTGCCGCTTGCACGTGGAGGGAAACATGCGTGGAACAATGTGAGGCTTGCGCATCGCGTTTGCAACTCAAAGAAATGCGACAAAGACCCGACCCTGTATGTTGACGATTTGGAAATCGAAGATGCGTACAAGATGAAAAGATATATACGGCCTGGCCACCGCAGAGGGGTACGGCAGTACACCAAGAGCGGCGAACTTGTTGCAACATATGAATCATTAAAAGAAGCAGAAGACAAGACGGGAGTCCCACACCGGAGGATAATCGAATGTGCGAAAGGCAGACATAAAACGAGTTATGGTTATGTTTGGAAGTACGCATGATGGGCGGTGTACCTCCCGGTACCGGGGCAGAATGCAC